GATCCCCAAATCTCAAGCCGCACGCCGTAGTTATAATTCGGCACAGGCCAGAAATAGAGCCCTCCGTTCGGAAAATCCGTCGAATAATAGAGATCGGTCGGAACGTTGCTCTCGAGAGCCTTGATGCGATTGTTCATCCACCAGTCGTCATCCCTGATATTTATCGGGATTTCCACATTAGGCGTCTGATCGGTCAAAATAAGGCTTGCAGCCTCGATACGCTGCGGGCGCTGACCCATGTTGGGGGTGGCGAAGGTCGGAAGAGCACTCCCCGCCAAAACCGCGTTGCCGGTATCGGCCGCCAGAGCAACAGCAGCTCTAATGAGCGGAATACTGAACTTTGCTGCCGTTGCCGATTGGACATTCCCAGTCCCGCTGAGTCCATTCGTGGAGTTTGGGATCGTGGCCGACTGCCCATTTACGAAATTGTTCTGCGCGATGTAGGTAGCAACTATTCCATTGCTCGAACTCTGAGTAATCTGCGCTTTCGGCCCAATCGTATGCGGGGATAGACCGGCAACCAGCGTAAATGTCGGGAAAGTCACATTGTAGATGTAGACCTTCCGCGCAGCCCAGTTATCGAGTAGGCGATTGAGCTTCCGCAAACCAAAAGACGCATCTCCGGGCTGCGCAGTCTCCCCCTGGGCGACTACGTTCAACTCCATCAATGCGTCTGTGACAATATCCAGGGCGGTCATTATGCCGCCTCAGTTACTTCCTTGCGGGGCCGGCCAGGGCCTCGGCGCCGTGCGTCAATCTGCTCCTGCACCTTCTCCGCTTCCGCCGCCAGCTTTGCCGACAAATGCTCGTTGGGCATTTCGCGGAATTCCGGCGCTTCTTCACTCCAACCGTCTCCCAGCGCCCGCTGAAGCTGCTCCTCAGTCTCGACGACAAGCGTAATAACCTTTGCTGGCACATGGAAGGTATCAGTCCCCATGCCAACGCGCGATGGCCGCTCCTCGTCGTAGGCCGAATGGCTGTTTGCATGGTCGTAGAGCATCATCGGGAACTTTTGGAAATGGTATTGCTCCTTAGGCGGGTTGTTCAGGTCAAAAACCTGCATCGGCTTGTGTTCTGAATCGTGCTGGGCAAGAATCTGCCGCATGTGAGCAACTTCCTGCTCGCTCAGCTGCTGAGTTGGCATAGTAACTCCATAGATCGCAGCAAGTTGATCTTGCTGCTGCTGTTTCGTGAGATTAGATCGACGAATACTGCCGGGTTCTGGAATTGGCATAAGAAAAAGGGCGGGGAGCCCGAAAGCTCCCCTAATGCTTAGAACGTGACGAGTCCGAGCCCGTAAATAGAATAGGTCGGGGTTTGGCCGATTGCCGTAACTTCCAACAGGTACTCTTCCTGATGGAGATACGGAATCTGGCTTGTGGCTGACGTGCCGGTCAATGTTCCGCCCGTTCCTGCCGAAAGCGTCAAGGTGCCCGCTCCGGCAGAGATATTGCGGATCATGAAACGGATGGTTGTGCCCACCGCAGCCGCCTCAATCTGCGGAACCAAAAGCGCGGCGGTCGGAAGGACATCCGACACTGCACCGCTGCTGGTATCGCGCAGAATAAGGCCTGCGAGTATCTGCGCAGGGGTCAGCGTAACCCCGGCGCCGATAATCGTGGTAGGCGTAAGTTGCTGATTGATCAGGCCGGAAAAACTCGGTGACTGCTTCTCCGGGGTGTAATCAGCAATCGGATGCAAATTGGCTGTTGCTGGAATTGTGCTCATGGTTACGCTCCTGCCACGGCGACTGCGCCGTTATCCTGATAGAGGTTGCCCAAGCCGAAAAGTGAGTCCATGCGGTTCACCTGGACGCTGCGCACGGGGTCCCACGCCTTGACCTTGCGGACGGAGAGGCCGGTATCGGGGTCCTGAGCCGATCCGCTCTCTTCAACTGCCTTCGGCGAGTACAGTTTCGAGCCGACGAAAGCGAAAGCGTCACGAGTCAGGTTCAGGCCAACCGTGCCGACCTTCCCATTAGGGGCTGTGGTTCCAGGCCAGAGAGTGAGTGCCACGCCGCTAACCGGCAGCGCGTCCACGTTCTGGTACTGTGAGGCCGGCCCGTAGATCGGGGGCAGGAAGTTGATCGTGTCCGCTCCCACGCCGCCGGCAGCCGTAAGCGCCTGGGTGATGGTGAAGACCTTGTTTGTAGCGTGGCCAGGAACGCGGCGAGTCATCGGGTTAACGGTATTCACATTCAAGATGGAGAACTTGTCCCCCACATTGAAGGTGTCGCCTGCCGTGGCCGTGATGACTAACGAGGTTCCACTCTGGTTTGATCCGTAAACCACTACGGACGCAGCCCAGGTGCCTGCCGTGTGCGAGTAGAGCGATTGCGACTCATAGAATGTCGCGCCGCCCAACTTGCCGATGGTGCCTTCTTTCCACATCTGATCGATTTCATCGGCAGGGTGGAAGATGTTGGTGATGTTGGTCCCGAGCGAAGTCATCATGCTCGAAGAAATCAGCATCGCACGCTTGCCAAGGACGCCGGCCGCGTTTTCTTCGAGGCGCTGGCGGGCTTGGTAGTAGGTCTGGACGGTGGTTGGGTCAACTCCGAGAGCACCCACGGTCATGCTGGCATTCTGGTAAGCCCATTTGGCGCAGCGCGAGTCGCATTCCTGCGCAAGAGCCGCGGCTGCTGGCTCGAAATACTGATCTTCGAGTTCCTCCTCCGAACGCTCCAACTTGACAGCCTGTTCGTAGTCGTCCCACTCGAAAGCAACCTGCAGCCATTGATTGAGATTGACGGCAGTTTGCAGACGGTTGATCCCTTGCGGTTGGTAGCCCATGCCATCGGACACCGTAAAGCGCTGAGGGAATTTAACCGTTACCTGGGAGCCGGGCGCGAATTCCTTTTCGAAGTCCTTTTCCCATGAACGGTTGAAGTATTCCGCGACTACCAGCTTGTTGAGCAAGAGGCGCAGTACCTTCATCGATACCCATTGCGTATTTAGAAAATTGTTGCCTGCCATTGGTTAAGCTCCGCGGCGGCGCCGCATATCTTTGGCATCTTCGGCGCGCTTGAACGCCCGAAAATCACCGGCTTTGAACGCTCTTCCAGTCTCATCGACTGGCCCTGATCCGCGATGGTTGATTTCAATCGGCGGCTCTGAGGCGCTTTCTGGGCTTTTCTTGGCGGGAGTTATTGACCCTTTAGGTTCTGGCGCTACAAATTGACCTTGCTCATTGCGTATGGTGGATTCCGTGGCGCTCTTGCCCTTCGCAAGCTCTGCGATGATCTCCTGCTCCATCAGCAGGGCAACACGCAGCGCTTTAGAGGGATTCGAGCGGCAGGCGGCGAGAAAATCCGCCTTGCTTTCCTCGGTTCCACCAATCGTATAGAGCAGATCCGCCAGAACTGGAGAATCATTCATTACCGAAAACACTTCGCGCGGAACATCCGGCTTCAAAAGCTCCCGAACGACCGGCGCTGCCACGGATTCATAGTCCGGGTAACGCTTTTTGGCCTCTTCGAGCTTCTGAGATACCGTTTGGCGCAACTGCGTAACTTGCTGCTCACGTTCACGATACTGGTCCCGCACATCTGCCAGGTGGTCCGCCTGTGCCGCCATAATGTCTTCCCAAGTCGCCTGCGGATTGTCGGTTGCGTACTTGTTCGCCCATTCGGTAGGCTTGAAGGCTTTTCGCCATTCCTGGTAAGTCTGGGGTGCTGCGGGCTCACTTGCCTTTGCGGGTGACGGTTCCGCTTGCGTCGATTTAGGCTTGCGCGCTTCTTCCAGTTCCGTTTCGATTCGCTTGAGTTTCGCGGTCAATTCACCAATGCGAGCTTCCGCGCCGGGTTTCCGGCGTGACTCCTGCGTAGTTTTGCCCGGTTCCGTGCCGGGGGCAATTTCAGGCTTTGCAGCCTCGGAAGTCGTCTCTTTCGACGTGTCAGCGGAAGCCGTATCCGCAGTTTCAGGCTTGGAACTTGGCTTTTCCGGCAGGGTTCCGCTGAGGCGCCATTCGGCATACTCGCTGGTTCCGCTGCGGGGAATTTCAATTGCTACCGGTGCGGATGACGGAGCCGCTTGTTCTACGTCCATGATTGAACCTCATTACTGATTTGATTCTCCTTGCGCCGGAGTAGCGGAAACTTGTTGGGCCTGCGCGGACTGCTGCTGCGCCGCATCCTGCGCACTCTGCTGCGACTGGGCCTGTACCTGTTGCTGCCCCATCTGCTGCTGGTGCTGCTGATCCTGAGCCTGCATGGCCGTCTCGTGCGCAGAGCCGTGCAGTAACTGATAAACATCGATCTCGCGGTCAGCAATGCCCTCATGAATATCCTTGCTGGCATTCATCTGAGCTACAGCTAACTTGGTAGCTTCCTGCATCTGCACGACTTGCGCCTTACCTTGCTGCTCAATAACCTTGCCTTCGCGCTCAATCATCAGCTTTTGCAAAACAGCCTGCATTTTCTGCATCTGCTCTCCTTGCTGCTGAGATTGCGCCTGCAATTGCGCAAATTGCTGCTGCTGTTGCGCGCCCTGGTTCGGTGGATCAATCGCATCCGCCATCTGATCCCCCAACGGCCCTAACTGCTTCAGCCGAATACCTAGCGCCATCAACTTCTGCATCTGCGGGGGCGCAAGCGGAAGGTTCTTCAGGTTCCCCATCAACGTATCGACGAATTCAGAACCCTCTTCGCGCTGCGATTCGTGAGATGGGCCGCTGCTGATCGTGACCTGATAGCGTCCCTTGTCGTCCTCAATGGGAAAGTGGTAGGTGTGATCCCCATCCTCGATAGGCTCGTCGCTATTGATCTGCACCAACTTGTGCTTTCCGTCCGCTAGACGCACCGGCTTGGTCGTCTGGCCCAGGTCCGTCTCGCTCAGCCAATGGTTGATAATCCGCCCAGTGAGCTTAATTGCCTGGTCGTAAGCATCCACCAAGTGATAACTGCCAATCGCTTGCTCGGACTGGATCTTTTCAAGAGCTACGCCCGACTTTTGATTTTGGCGCTGAGCGGCGGTAGGTAGCGGCGCCACGCCCATAGCGGACTGGATTGCCCGGTGACAGATATCGACGCCCGTAGCGTAAGCCTGGAAGTCCGGAGTCAGCGGCGTGCGCTGCGGAGGTGGCAACGTTTGCCCACTAGCTGGGTCCACAATCGGATCATATTGGATCGTGGGGTGGAAAACCGTGTTGACGGTCCCCCAAGCCTCGGAATCTGACTCAAATTGTCCTTTGGCACCAATGTAAGTCGTCTTGGGAAGCTGGCCTACATTTTCCAACATCGCGCTCATCACATACGCAAGCGCCTTCTGCGGATCACGCGCCAGGGATACTAACGATAACAGTACGCGCTCAGGGACGCCGCCATCCTCGATCCATAATTCCTTGCCGAACACTGGCACAATGGGAATATACGGCCCAGGCTGGATATCGCCCTTTTGCAAGATTTCGACCCCATTGGTAATATATTGGCAAATCGTGCGCGCTTGGACAGTGCGCTCTTTCTTGCCCACCTTCTTCTTTTTGTACTCGACCTCCCAATAAGAGGTAATCAGGATCGATTTCCCGTCATACCAGAGACTGCTGTCCTCCCCAAAGTCTGCTGCGGCGAAACTGACCTTCTCAGCGTCTGGAAACATTCTCTCAAACTCGTTGAGTGGCATCCGGTCCAACTCAAACGCCCATTCAATATCTGAGCCGTCAAGTTCTTTGTAATCAGGATCAATAAGCACTGCGTCTGGGTTCATGATCGGCAAGATCAGGATTTCCTGCTCATCGGTTTCATCATTCACATACGCCCTGCTGACCTTCCAGAAGCCCAGATTGCGCTCTACCGCGCCTTGCAGGCCGCCGATATAGACCCGGCTCGCATTGCAGCCATATTCAATCGCCCGGATGCGGTTCTCCCGGTACTCTGCCAGCTCGTCAGTGGCATTATTGCCGGCCGGGTCTACTTTAATGCCGCGGGGGTTCTGGCGGGCAGTGTTACACACCTGGTTGACGTACTGATTCAGCTCGTCCGCGCAAACAGTTGGCCGACCCTTACGGGCCAGCTTATCTTCGTCATCCCATGGGTCTCCGGAGATGTAGCGGATATTCTTCTGGCCCTCTTCACGGTTCTTCCGCCACTTCTCCATGCCATAGCGGTAGCGTTCGCGGATACGCTTCAGCAGCGCGTCATTTCCAGTACCGAGGTCGGGATCTTTATCAGCCATTCGAGGTCGTTCTCAGTGCGGTGGGGCATTCAGGGCATATTTCCCGCGGCGGTTCATGCTTGAAGTCGTAAATCCATCCATCCCGACGCGCTTTCAGGATCACATCCACGTTCG